GATGTTTCTGAAGTATCTTTCTTATTTTTTACCATCATAATTTAATCCTCTATTAAAAAGTTCCTATGATCTGGTTGTGGAAAATTGTTCCGAATATCATTAAGTATATTTTGTAGCTTTTGAAATAATATATTAGCTCTAGTTTTTGAAAAGTCTTTGGTCTGTTTGATTCTTATCAAGACCAATCCTTTGCCCAAAATTAGTCCTTGCTTTTTCCTATCATATTCAATATTTTTTTGTAAAGCATCGTCTCCCCAAACTGGCAGAAAGTGTGACGGACCATCAACTTCAATAGCCGTATTCATACTAGGAAGAAAAAGGTCTATCTGCAACTTTGTTGTTACCAAGCTTTGCTCTTTATGAAATTCTACTTTATATCCCGATGTAATCAATGAACTTAGTAGAAACTTCTCCAGTTTGGATCCTTCTTTACTGCTTTTTCTCACAGCATCTGTTGCGGCCTTTTGCATATTTTGTTTTTCTTCAATGCTTAACTTTTCCCAATTATCTCTAAATTTTTGTTTTCTTTTTTCCAAATCTACATCATCCATACTGTCCCAAAAAGTCATGACAGAAGAACCTATTTTTTGCTTGGTTTCTGATGATCTGGTTTGACCTTTGGTGGGATGTTTATGCTTGCCTGTTTGTAAAGCGTTTTTTTGAGCTTCACTTTTATCTCGTATATTTATTTCAAATTTTTTAGCATCCCTGCGTACCTTATTAGCATAAGTGCCAAATTGATTAGCTATATCAGCAAAACTCTTTTGTTGATCAACATATAGCTGAGTAATTATTGTTTTCTTTTCAGAAACTGAAAGCTTATCATAAGATGTTTTTAAGTTCTTCATAAGTAAAATTCTCCGATATTCCCATTGGTTTTTTCCAGCACATATCATATATATCATGAACATATTTGTTGTGTGTAATTATATTGAGATTATCTTTCATTAGAATAGATTCCCATTCATTATAGCTATTGCCAGGATCTGCTGTCCAAAATAAATCTTTAGTATATAGATATCTATTGGATAAATTAGGAAAATTTTGAGTTAATAAGCATGAAATAAAATCAAAAACAAATAGATCTCCATAAAAAAACTTAGCTTGATTAATATGCAGAATAGGAACATTAATAGTATCAATTTTGTCTGAAAAACTATTAAATATAACATATTGATTATATGGATTATTTAGAATAAAATCTGAAATAGTTTTTAAGATTCTATTATATGTAGAATCATTATTCATTTTTATCAACAAGAAACCGATATCTTTATTATTAATCATAGTATATTTTCTAAGATAAAATCATAGTACGTTTGGTGGGTATTTGATACTGTAGCATATTTTCGCGGTATCATATCAGATAATTCCTGTAAATCTAATATAGAGCAATTACAGGTAATAGCTTCTGATAAATAATCATTATTAATAAGAATATAGTATTTAGAGATATTTAATATTCTAGCTTTATCTATTTCTGAAAGAATACCAAGATTTTGCGCATGATGGATTTTATTGTTGTTGAATAGCTTAATTCTATGTCGTGTATGAGGATATAATACAGATTCTAGTTCTAATGGCAATTCTGACAACCCATCTAAAAAACAAACAGCTTGATCTAATTTGGGTCCGTCAGATGGCATAAAGATTTGATGATTTAATAGATTATCAGGAATACTTATAATTTTTAGTAGCGTATTATCAGGCATAAACTTCTCATGGACTAAATTAGTACATACTGTTTTATATGAGTTTATAAATTCTTGGTTTGGTTCTTTGTCATGATAGATAAAAATCCTATTCGTGTGACCAAATTCGGCTACGAATTGTAATATCTCGTTGGTCAAATCTGAAAATGAAAAAATCATATAATCAAATTTATACCGATAATACAAAGCATACAAATCGCCAATTAATTTAGCGGAATAGATTTGTAAGTTATCTATCTTCGTATGTCTAATGTTATTAAAAAATTTATGGTTACAATCTTGTATAAGTAATTTCATATAAAGTTTTTAGCTTTCGATATATCTTTGGTGCTACTAATTTTTAAAATATTTTTGGTTTTTATATATTCTCTATCAAATACTATATGACTATGTATTAATTCATTAATTAATTCAAATATATACATTTGAGATAGATTATTTTTGACAAATAATTCTCCTAAAGTATTCAGCGTTGCGCGATTGAAATAGGCACATTCTGACCAGGGTAATGGAAGATCATAAAATAAATATTCTGTGTCTGCTGTTCTGTCGCATCCTATGCTAAAATTAGATTTTGCCTTATCTAGTATAAACAGCTTATTATTGTTTTGCAATATAGACATATTGATTGTTAATTTTTTGATCAGGATTCCGCTACCAATCATCAGTAATCCATCTATGTCCTTATTTTCTTGTATATAGAGGGCTATGGATTGTGCCTGATTAGTATTAGCATAATTCTCATTATAAAGTATAGAAATATCAGAGTATTTATGCTCTAAACATTTCAAGATTTTTTCGTTATCAAATCCTGTTAATATTGTAATATTTATGTCTGGATGTATAGCTTTAATTTGATTAATCTGATGCTCTATTATAGTGGAGTCCTTAATCTTTAATAAAGATTTAGACCCAATAGATTTCATCCCTTTAGTTATCTCTGGTATAATTATTATTGCACTAATCATAGTAAGCTATAGTCATATTTTCTAAATTGCCCACAGCTTTTTCCAATGACTGAGATATATTTTGACAAAATGCTTTATAGGTATCAAAGTTTAAAAATAGTGTGTTAAAATTATGGGCATCAATCTCATCTTTATGCTTCAAGAGATTACAAACTGGTTGCTTAATATTAACAATATATTGAATATTTTCAATACTATTTTTCATACTCTTGACTTGTTCTGGTTTTAGTATCCAGAAATATTGAGAATTATTAGCTTTAGCATTAGTTTCTAAAGCGCTATGAAGAGCATAATTCTTATCTAGATCTTCTAAAAAAGAATGTATCTTCCACTTAGAGTCTAGTGTAAGACTATTTCTAAATATATCAATAGCTTCATTGGGTTTCTGCTTATTATTTTGATATAACAATACCGATATAAATTTAGGTGCTATGCTTAGATCATTCAGATCGTTGCATAGAGATTCTAAAGGATAATCTGACATTGAATAATCTATAACTAGATAATATTTAATATAAGCATTTTTCTTTATTTGTTCTTTAATATCTATGTTCTGCTTTTCTAATTCATCTTTATTTTTCTCATAAATTTCTCTAGACATACCATATTGACACAAATAGTTCTCTATATGAAAAAAATTGTCTTTGATAGTAATAGTTTTATTTTCTTTTATATGATCAATAATATTAAATTCGCATGGACTATCAGAAGATGCTTCATGGCTAAACAAACAATTTTTACATGATGTATTATTATATTTCATATATTATTCCTTGTGATAATCATAACAATAATATTTTCATCGTAATCTATTTTTGATATTTGAACATTATCAAGCAATCTGCTCATAATAAAATCTATAGATAATATATTATGCTTACCACGAGCTTCATTTAATAATTCCGAACCAGATATTGAGCTACCAATATATGATTCACATATTTTTTTAAAGTCTGAAAATCTAATAATTAAATTTCCTGATGGTCTTAATTTATGCAATAGGGCGTGGATAGTATCTACTAGGGTATTTTCATTAATATATTCTAAGATGTAACAAAAAATAGTATCTACTGAACAATTGATAATATCATTTAGGTTTGATATATTTACGCTATCAATATTAGGCAAAGATACCTTGTATTGATCGCTTGTGATATTAAGAATTCTTTTCATACACGAACGGCTCCTTTTTGATAGTAGACATCAAAAGCTCAATATTTGACTTAAAGGTTTCAAAAGAATGATTGCGCTTAATATATTCAAAATTATTGGCAAAATTTTCTAGTTGGTAACTATTAAGTATAGTAGAAATCATATTAGATATATTGGTAAAGTCTGTAATTCCAAAAGATCCTATAAGATTTTGATTAAATGTGTCTGTCATATTTGTTATAGTATAACATCCACACGCACTAGCAAATAACATATTAATCATATAGTCTAACTCTATGCAAACCTTATAAGAACTTATCTTATTGGCAATTTGCTGCATTGACATATCGGACATATTTGTTAGCATTTCGGCGTCTGGAAAAACATTCTTAATATATTCATATAATGATTTAACATTATTTGTTTGCTTAGAATTTAGGATAATTACAGAAGATCTCTTGTGTTGAGTAGTATGATCCAAAATTGGAAGACCGTAATCTATTTTGTACGATAAATGGTCTACCATTCCCCAGCCAGTAACTAAAGAGTCATGCATGAATACCTTGTGAGTATTCTTTAATAATCCTTTTAGGATAATATAATCCTCTTTCTTAAATCTATTAGAAGGTAATTCATGAAAAATAACAAGATCAGATAAATGCAAAGGATTACAGAGTGAATTCTTGGTGTTACTATGATCTAATATATCATTTGACACATAACAATCTGCCGGTATATCATATGATGATATGGATTTTTTTGAATATATTCCTAGATCGGTATAAGCTAATAGCTTATCAAAAATAGTATTATTAGAATCATATATAATATTTATGGAATCTCCTACAATTTTTTGTAGAACATTGTATGTTGGATTGTTTAACATAAGACCTTGTCATCTAATTTTTTGGAATTATTGAACTGGTTAGCACTTCCTCCCTTGCTGCCAACAATGATAGAATCAATAGCCTTGGATATGCTATTTGGAGCAGGAATATGGAACATACTATCGGAATACCTATCGTTTCTTGTGCAGCACAGGACTGATTCTAGGTCCGTTATGTCTATAATTTTTTTATCTAGAATCTTGGCATACCAAAGATTTAACGATTGTTTAGGAGTATCATTAATGTTAAGAAATACATGTCCAGAATTATGAGCCGTTATTAATGATCCTGGATCGGTTTTGATATTAACAATTACGATATTAATATTGGAAGTTTTGATATTGGCCATTTCATACATTCTTTTAATATATAGTTCTAATTTTTGGGAAGACGACGGATTAATACCAGATAAAAATAAAACTAAACTAATATTATCTCGATGCTTTAATATATGAATAAATTCTGTTATCAATGAATGTATTAGGTCTTTATTATTTTCATAATGTGATATGGTATAAAACTTTTGCATGTGGTCGTGGATACCCAAATTAAATGTTTGATTTTTGATACTATTAATTTGATCTATATTAATGGATGGTCTAATTAAAGTGGGCGATTTCTTTAAGATTTTATCTAAATAGTTTTTAGAATACGGAGTATCTACTAATATTTTATCGAACCTATTCAAAATATCACAAGTCCTGCTATTACATAGCTCGTTGCCCATAATCGGTATTGCTATATTTTTTTTAAATCTCTGAGTAATAACTAACTGATTTATTGGCAAATGCTGAATAAGAGCATCATACTTTGATTGGGGTGTCTCTAAATCGCTAAATGTTTCTTTTATTGTTTCAACATCAAAAGATGTATAGACGCATCCGGCTGTTATCTTATGATTAATGATAAGAGTTTGCAAATATAATCTAGATATTTCTCCAGAATCATCTAATTGTTTGTATGGTCCTAAATATAAGATGTTCATTATTTTTGACCCTTCATTTTTGCATATGTAATGAAGTCTTCTTCTATCTGTAGATTAGTTGATCTAGCTTGTTCCGACAGATTATTATTTGCTATGGCTGTACGAAAATATTCCAAAATATTTTTATAGTCAAAGCCTCTTATAGCCATGCCACTATGAGAAAATCCATAATCACAATCTTTTAACATAGTTAAGATGTGTTGTTGTTCTATATGAGATAAGTTTTGTAGATAATTCTTACAAAGTCCTAGAATAGTATCAAAATTTTGATTTGGAGATATCGATATCTGACTAGTATCCGGCAAGGTATTTAAAATCTTGGCCTGATCATCCCAATTTGATCTAAATCCAGCCTGATCCAGTTTATCAAAATATTTTTCCCAAATTTTAGCAATATTATCCCAGTTATAGTGCTTTTCTGTTAAAGATCTGACTTCATTTCTTTTTTGATTAACTTCAGCTTTAGATAGAGAAATAAAATCATTAATATAGGATATCAGAACATCATTATCTGGATAAACTCTATATGCTTTAGTTTCTAGTTCCTTAAACTTACTCTTAATAGGAATAGCATACGCTTTTAGCTTATGTATGATGTCGCACATGGCGCTATAGTCTACTGTAGCAACAGGAACACCACAAGCCCCAGCCTCCACCTGTGGCATACCAAATCCTTCACAAATAGAATACTGAACATAAAGATCAAATAGATTATAAATTTCTGCTAAATTTTTTGAGCTAATACCATCTGATACAGAAGGAAAACTCACTGATCTTTGAAGACATTTTTTGCAAGTGATTTGGGGTCCAGAAAAAGTTTTAACCTCAATATTTTGACAATTTTTACAAGAATACGAGAATAAAACTCTGTTTGATAGTCTATTATCTTTTAGTAGTTCTGGTATATCCCAGCCCATATCTGGATAGCTGGTATGTAAATATAGGTAAAGTTTTTCTCCAATCGATGGATTATTCTGTTGCAATTGATCCAGCAATCGTCTAAATGAAATAAATAATTCTGGAATCAATTTTCTCTTTTGGTTTCTCATGACAGAGCCAATAATGATAGAGTCTTGATCTAAATGATACTTTTCTTTAAGCTTTGTCTTATCTAGTATTTTGAATATGTCTAAATCAACCCCAGGAGATGCTGTGTCTATGTAGTTAATTTTACCAGAGCTTTGTTTAGATAAAACATTGGCGCCCCAATCAGAATACGTAAAAATAGCATCAGCAGATAAAAAGGTATCAATCCATTCTTCTTGCTGGGGTTCTGAATCAACAGTAGGCATCAAGATCCAATGAAAATATTTTCTTAGCGGAGAAACTCCCTGATAAGCACTCATCCAATAATCTCTTACATCAATAACAATATCCGGCCTAAAATCTAATAATACTTTTTCAAATCTCCATCTGCCGAACTGATTATCCCCTCTAGAGTTATATTCATCATATCTAGGATCGCCTTCTTTGACCCCATTAGCATAAAAAATCCAGTCAATATCCTTATCTCTAGGATCATTTACAAACCCATAAGAAGCAAACTCTGCAATAGTATATTTATTGGTTTTATGTAGCCTAGACAATATCTCTCTAGCATAAGTGCCAAATCCAGAATTTAAAAAACTGGATTCTGAACACATTAATATTTTTAGTTTTCTATTATTCATATAGCTGATATTGTTATGATAAGAAAAAAGGGGGCACGAGCCCCCAGTTTCTTACCTAGATAATATTTATCTTAGAATGCAACAACTTCTTGTTCGCTTTCTTCAGACTTACTCTGACGAGAAAGTCTAGTAATCTTAGAAAAGTTATTAACTCTAACCTTAAGACTACTATGCTTAACTCCATCCTTTTCCCAAGAGTCATTCCTTAACGATCCTTCGATCATAACAAGATCACCCTTCTTAAAAGACTCTGCGATTACTTCAGCACCAGTATCCCATGCTTCACAGTTTATAAATGAAGTAATCTTATCCTTTTCCCCACTATTCTTAGTATACTCACGAGATACTGCAACAGTAAAATTGACAACAGAAGTTTGCTTTCCTGATGTGTTTACAATGCGTAGTTCTGGATCTCTGGCCAGATTGCCCTTCAATAAAGTAATATTCATTTAATTCAAACTCCTAAAAGGTAAAACAGTCTTAAACCAACACGATTTATTATAAAGTTGCCGCGCCCACGGTCAAGTTGCTGGAACAAAACATTTTTCTACTACGAAGCTATCCTTGGACTTGCTACGACCACCAACAAATATCAGTATGTTGCCTTCAAACAGATGAGGCATATACTTGGCGTAAGTTTCTGGAAAAAATATAACTGAATCCAACAGACCAAACTGATCTTCTATACTTAAAAAGGCCATATCTAATCCTGGATTTTTCCCATTTTTAGTTTTAGTAACATTAACATTAGATATTTCTCCGGCTATAATAATATTATGAGATAATGAAGATTGTTTAAATTCTTTACAATTGGTATTGGTCATACCTATATCATAAGAATCTAATTTTGAACAAGAGATAGTCACCCCCAAAAGATTACTCTCACAGTCTGATAACCACTCTACTTTATCTAATAAAGAATAGGCCGGATGATCTATAGAAGAAATCATATCCGCGATAACAGATTTTCTATTTTTATTAATTTTAGCCACTAATAGCATTTGATCAAATATATCTCTAATTTTAGTATGTCCAGCATTAACAAGCTGTAGAAAATATTCTTGCTCTTTATTGGTTAAGCCAGCACATAATTCATATTCAAACAGCATCTCTGTTCTATTTTTCAGAAAATAATCAAATGCGCCACAAGAAATCAAAGCCTTACTAGCTGTAGAATTAATTTTTAACAAGATTTTGCCTATAGTCATAGGCCAATTAAGAGTGTTGACATCTTCTTCTTTGACAAGTTCCTTTATCTTAGAAAATACAGATTCTCCGACTCCCTTAATATCTGTTAGTCCAAAATATATGTTTTTATTTTTGATAGTAAAAAACTGATTTAGGTTTCTAAAATCTGGAATATGAATATTAATATCCATCTCGTTGGCATTTCTCACCAACTCTTTAATTTCTTGTTGAGGATCAATTTTGTCTTTAGCAAATCTAAGGTATGATGCAAAAAATATTTTGGGGAAGTGTGCTTTAGCATAGGCCGATAAATAAGCATTAACGGCATAAGATACCCCGTGAGACTTATTAAAACTATATCTTTGACTTTTTTCGATCCAGCCGAATATTTCTTCAGCTTCTTTGTCTGTAACTATTTTAAGTTTTTTGGTGCCATCTAAGAATTTTTGCTTAATCTTAGCCATTTCTTCTGGTTTCTTTTTACCGATGGCTTTTCTTAGATAGTCTGCTTCTTGTAGATTAAAACCAGCTAATTCTTTGGCTATAGACATAGCTTGTTCTTGATATATCATTTCTCCATAGCTAGACTTTAATGAAGATTCTAGTGCGGGATGAAAGTAATCAACACTTTCTAATCCATTCTTTTTATCGATAAAATGATTAGATACAGATTTACCTTCTCTAATAGCTTCTAGACATCCTGGTCTAAGAATACTTATAAGGCCCGATAATTGCTCAATATTTTCTGGCTTCAATTTTTTAGACATCATCTGTCCCAGCCTTGATTCTAACTGGAAACACCCTTTGGTATTACCATCAGATATTAAGTCCCAAGTTCTGCGACATTCTAAATTAATATCTTCTATCTTGGCAGTAAATTCTATCTTTGGGAAATCAGACGATCTCTCAAGAATAGGGAATTTACATCCACAATCAAATGCATAATACTCAGGCATTTAAAAAAGATCCTTTGAATTTAACCTTTGATCCCAAACTTCTGTGTAATTTCATAAATCTAATCATTATTTGAGCCGTATCCTTAACATCCTTAAGGGCATCATGGGCGCCCTCTTTATCTATGCCTAAATAGTCTCGTAGATTATCTAATGTATAATTTTTAAGTTCGCGGTTACCCTCAAACCAATAAAAAATAACGTTCATTAAATCTATAACGTCTCTAGGATAAAATAGACTACTTCGCCCCTCCTTATTAAGATTTCCATATTTAACACTTAGTTTTTCAATAATTCTTAAGTCAAATCTATTAATATTATAGCCAGCAGCTATTGGGGCAGTAAAGTGTGATTTTTTATCTGATCTTATATGATACATTTCTAAATAAGAAACAAACATTTTCCACCCAAGCTCTTGCTTCTGAAATGATTGCCAAGACGACAATATCTCTGTTTTGGCACAACCTCTAACTTTAGCATGAAAGTCTAAGACATCACTATCTTCATACTGATAGGACGGATTGGATTCCAGAGCTTCGGGCTTTAAGCTAATATTAAATTCTGAGTCTGGGATGATTTCAAGCCGAATAGGATCAACAATCATAGCAGCTATTTGAACCGGGCTGCAAATATCTGGATTAGCTCCATCAGTTTCTAAATCGAATACACAAATTTTTTGAGAATTAGCCATTTATAGTTACTACAGTGTCCTGAGAGAAATAGGTACGATTATCCGCATTAGCAGTAGCCTGAGCATTTATAGACTTACAACAACTAACTCTTACTTCTTGAATCTTAGTATATTCTGCTCCATTAACAACAAATTTATCACCTACTGATATTTCATTAAAAGTTTTTTGCATAATTTAAACTCCGTGTTTTAATATGTCTGAAATGGTCATAACCTTATCCAACATAGCAACCCCTAAAATATCAAATTTGATAATACCCAAATTTTCTAAGTCTTGCATCTCCATGCCTGCGATAGTTTGTTTGTTCTTATTGTCGTAGATCATCGGACACACAGACTTCAGATCTTGACTACTAATAACTACACCAGCAGCATGTTTGGATTGATTAGATTTAGTTCCTTCTAGTCTGATAGCCTGTTCAAATCTTTTTGCTAGTGGTCCGGCGAGAGAACCATCACTATCAATATAGCACCATTCTTTGAGTTTGTCAACCTGATTTTCTAAAGCCCACCTAATGATAGAAGCTTCTCCGGTATCTTCCTTCATTTCCTGTAGTTCGTCAGCAATCTTTGCTTCATCTGGTATGTGTTTAGTTATCCTATTCATTTCCTCAAATGAAATATTATCATATACTCTTAGTACCTCTTTCAAGGCACCTCTTCCCTTTAGGGTATTATATGTTATCATTTGAGAAACCTTATCTCGTCCATATTTGGATTTAATATATTCTATTATAGACTCTCTCTTATTAATTGGAACATCCACATCTATATCTGGCATAGAGATTCTATCTTTAGTATTTCTGCCAGAATTATAAAATCTTTCAAAAATTAAATCATACTTGATAGGATCAATAGAAGTAATGCCAATTAAATACGACACCAAACAACCAGACGCTGAACCTCTGCCCGGACCAGGAAGCCATCCATTATTTCTTACATAGTTCACTATATCTTGTACAATCAAGAAATAGCTTGATAATCCAGCGCCTTGTAATACTTCTAGTTCTCTTTTAATACGATCAATATATACTTGTTGATCATCCTTAGCTATAGTATTGGCTATCTTGTCTTTCCAGCCTTCTCTACATAATTGTCTAAGGTATTCATCGGGATTTAAATTATTTGGACAATCAAATACTGGTAGCATAGGCTTATGCAAGATATCAAAAGATTCTATTAGAGAATCGACATAATTGGTATTATCTATCTCTTCTTCAGTATGTAAAGCAAGCATTTCTTCTGGAGATAAAATATAATAATTATCAGATTTGAAAAAACATCCCATAGGAATATCTTCATTGTTTAATAATTTTTTATTGATATCTACTAAAGTCATCTTTAGATTATTGCATAACAAGATCCTTTGATCTATTGCGTCGGATTTATCTGCGTAGTGCGCATCGGGTGTGCAAATAACTTTAGTTTTAGAAATATTACCTAATTCCCTAATAATATTTGTTAGCTCTATTTGTTCTGGTAAATGTTCTTGATCCATAAGTTGAGATTCCAAAAAGAAATTTTCTGCCCCGAACATCTCCTTCATTCTGGATATAAATGACAGACCGTTTTTAATGGCCTCTGGCTTATCTCTAAGTATCAAATTTGCTAAAGATGATCCTAAATGACCACAAAAGCCAATAAGATTACCATCTAAAAATTCTGCTAATTTATCAAAACTTAATCTGGGCTTATGATAAAAATTGGTTTCTGTATTAGATTCTGAAATGATTCTAATTAAGGTTTTCCATCCTTGTAAGTTTTTTGCTAGCACTATAAAGTGGCTAAGAGAATTATTCTCCTTATTTTTTATTGACGAATCTTGTTCGGATATATATAATTCACATCCTAGAATCGGTTTTATCCCAACCTTTTTCATTGATTCATAAAATTGTACTGAACCAGATATTGTTCCGTGATCAGTCAAAGCACAAGACTTTATGCCAAGTTTAGAACATCTATCAGCAATCTGATTAGGCTTACTTAGTCCATCCAAAAGCGAGTAATGAGACTCACTTAAGAATGGACGTGTAGAGGCACATACCTCTGAGTCACGTCCATCTTTATTGTTCCTTTTTGTTATGAGAAAATATTTACTCTATACTACCAGGGGCCTTATATTTACCAAATGTATGATTAGGATGTTTATATAAATCCACTACTGTATTAATACCATATAATTCTATATCATGTTTTACTTGTTCGCACTTTGTCATATAAGAGCCATTAGAGCATACTTGATTATCTCTATATTCTTTAGATGGCAGAATAGATGTATTTTCAAATGTACTTTTACCAAAATGACATAATTTACTGCACATCCAGGTTCTATTTAATTTGGGTCGCTTGTTTTGCTTAATATGTTCAAATTTTTGTCTAATCATATTTTCTGTTTTTTCTATATCAGAATCATCAAAACATATAGAGAATGGACCACCATCATTAATAAAATATATTGAAAAGATAATATGTTTTATATGAGGGAATAAATTTTTAATAGCATAGAAATATATTCTAAGTTGCGGATCATTTTCTAATTTTTCTTGAGTTTTTTCCTGTCCGGTAGCCCAGTCTATCCTACGACCAGTTTTCCAATCCACCACTTCAATTGTATTGTCGTCTACCAGCGTGATTAAGTCAATAGTGCCTTTTAAAGCTAATTTTCCCTCAATCTTACCATCGCTAGTATCAAAAGAATAATTAGCCCAAGGCTTATGGATTTCAAAATCAAAATGTTGTTCTGGACACAATATGTTTCTATTTCTAGGATCAAACATACCTCCATTAAACTCTATGGCCTTATAAACCCAAGCATGACAATCTTTATAGTCTTTTGGCATCCATTTATGGTGCGTATTCATTTCTGAATAGTATTTGTATACTTTTTCTATAATGGTATTCAGACTATACGATGAGCAGTTTACTATTCCTATTACATCATCATTAATTTCTAGCAGATTATCTTGCTGTGCTTTTTTGATTACTGCTAGAATTTCTAAAACTTTATGAACAATAGTGCCTTTATCGGCCTTTTGTCCTGATGGGCCTCGCCAGCCTAATACGTATTCAAAAAAATATTGTTGCTCACACATACTATGAGCATTATAAGAAGAGCTTCTAAAGTAGGTTATTATCATCGTTTATGTATTACCTTAATGTTAAATATTGATTTTTAGACTATATTATTGGGTAGACAATATCTTTTCTAGTACATCTTTTATTTCTACTGATTGTTCATATAGTGAATACTCTTTATTATCTATGACATGATTAAAATTAGCCCAATCATATCTATCTTTATCTAAAATAGATTCGCTAATATGGTCAGACTCAAAAGGATTTCTAGTTAATCTAATAATGTGACCACCATATGACTTTATAGCATCTACTTCGTTTGGAAATCTACAATCCCCAATAATAGCAATTTGTGCGTTCTCTCTTTCTATCTGATTGAGGGTTGCTGAAACCCATACGTCGCTCTTGATATTGCGGAAAATATCTGTCCCAATATATTGCATAATTTCTCTGGCGGTAGCTGGTTTATTATCTATTAATAGATCTGTCATAACATTTTTATCATCATCAGACCCATAACATTGATCATAAGACAGATTAAGAATATCCATACAAATATTTCTTTTTAAGATATCTGCAAAATTATAGACTTTAATTACTGAATCTAGTATATCAAATGCCTTTTTAATGGTAACATCTGACCGATTTTTATTTTGTGGATCAAAAATACCGCCGTAGGCTATATCTCCGAACAAATCAGAAATCATAATTTTTCCATTATCATCTAACATGATTTTATCACATATCTCAAGGTTAGACATTATCATAGAAAAAATAAGATTAGCAGCGGTACTTTTGCCAGATTGCTTTCTGCCCGATAAGCCTATAATTAACATTGAAAATACTTTCTTAATAAAGGTTTGATTTCTGTATCTATTTGTTCAATTGTCATTTCGCCCAAATCTGGATAATTAATTTTAATATCGAATATATTATATGTTTTCTCACATTTTTTAAATATTTTATCCGATGCATTCCTGCCAGCATCATCATTATCCATTATGGTTATAATAGTCATAGCGCCCGAAATATCTAATAACATTTTTTGTCTATCGCTCAAAGAAGATCCAAACATAGCTACGGAGTTAGTAATCCCAGCTTCCTCTAGTCTCCAAACATTTCCAGGACTTTCTACTAAGATAATAACATTATGATTTTTTACATGGTTCTTAGCCTTCCAAAAGTTATACAAATGTTCTTCTGTTTTAAATCCATAACTATGTTTCCATTTTGAATATTTCCATATATCATCTACTGGACAAGATTCTGACGGATCATGATATGCTTTGCATTGGCCGCATTTTTCGAATAAACTTCTTCCTGTGCATCCCACCATATATTCATGATCAATATCATAAATCGGTGCAACAGCCCTATTGTACATCTCTTTGCCTTTTACTGTACATTCTCCAACGTCATAGGAGTTCAATACGTCGCCGGAGAAGCCTCTATTTAAAAAATATGACGAGGGAATAGTAAGGCTTTTACGGATTAAAGATCTGGTAATTTTGGTGATATTTTTCTTTTCTGGCTTAGATATATACTTAACCGTATTGATAAATTGATTCTTTTCTTTTTCTTTTCGAGAAATAGATATATCTTCCAAATTCTTATTAGTAAATTTGACCGCAAAATCCACAGCGTCTTGAAACGAGACTACATTATCTCCATCTTTAGTCCAAGAATGTTTACTATTAGATAAGCATCCTCTAATAAAACCCAAGATAGAAGATTTGAAAGTATGTTCACATTGATGTGTTCTGCATTTCCAATTACCCCTATAGGTGTCCCCTTGGTAATATAGATTAAAAGCAGATTCATTGTCACCACCATGTATTGGGCAACTCATAGTGATCATATTATTGAATATCTTATAGTCTGAGATATTTAAAACAGCTAATAGATTCTCAATATCATCACACACCAAATCTGAAATAGCCTTCAATCTAAACTGATCATACGAAGGAGATTTCTTTGTTTTCATGTTCATTTACAATAAACCCATCTTTTTGATTTTTAGTATTGTGCATAAGTTCCAGTCTGGTTTTTCCTTCTGATATCTTAGCACACCAACCTTTCATATAACAATTAATATAATCATTATCGTCCAATCCACCACCATGCCTACTAATGAGCGGTATTAACTTACGATTACCAGCGTCTGGTCCATCTTCAGCAATTTCCTCATCAGATTTTCTCTTAAAGATAGTAAAGTTACTACATAGCCAAATGATTCTATCAGAACCACTGGCAGAATCCGTACTTTCTTTTGTTATGCCGTCTCTATTGAGCTGAATGAATGCGACTATGGGTATCTGATATTTTACTGCAAAATTGTGTAATGCTGTCATCATGAATCCCAATACCTGATATTCTTTCATATCTTGGGACATTCCAACAGAATCCATCAATTTTAGATAATCATAAAAGACTACACAATCTTTAGCTGTCCCATCGTCATTCAATCCTACTTCTTTAACTATCCATCGTCGCATAATTGATAACTGTTCATCGAAAGGCTTGCCGGCTATAACTTTATGATATAACGGCGCTTGTTCTAGTTCTTTCGTGATGTCTAAGATTTTTTTATGAAGAATGGGCGATTCAGCAAATTTACCGGTTTCAATTTTATTAATTTCGATTTCTGTACTCATAGCTAATAATCTATGGATATGATCAGCCTTACTCATCTCAGTATCCATATTAAGAACAGGTATTTTAAGCTTATTGGCTATATGAAAACCCATATTGTCTGATAACAGAGTTTTGCCCGTTTTGGGTCTTGCTCCGATAACATTAACTGTGCCTTTTCTTAAGCCTCCGCCAATAGCTTGGTCATAAATAGGAAATCCAGTAGATATGCCAACTTGATCAATCTTATTATCTTGTAGAAATTGAATATAATCAGCAATACCATCTCCGATAGTGGTAGGAGCATTATCATTATCATTGTTGAGCGAAGAAGAAAAACTAAAAATAGCATCTTCAGCAATACCAAGAATAGAAGATATAGATTCACTACCATTTAGGTCTAAGATTTTATCTTGAGTATCCTTTAATTGCTTATGTAGCAGTCGTGCTATTTCTAATTTTCTTATCTTGGCTGCAAATTTTCTAACATTTTCTAAATTTACTGGAAAATCATATATAGCTTTTAGGTGCTGTGCTTCCTCTTTTCTAGATAGTATGTGAGAAAGCTCTAGTTCTTGAGCAGCAGAGTAGACAAGAGCTATATCTATTGATGGCTTATGATATTTTTCACAGATGTTTTTTAAACACCTATATAAAATTTGATTACTATCTACGGTAAAGGTGGTTTCACTAATTAGATCATTAATGTCCAAAAATGCATCTTCTCCGTAATGAAGAATGCCGCTTAGTATTGCTCTTTCTGATGATGGATCTGAGAGAATCATTTTATCCTGCTTGTGTTGAACAGTTGTTACATTTATATCTTGATGGAGCGTCGGCCAGTGATGGACTCACGCTCTCTTTTTTCCCGCATACGCGACACACCACATCTATCATAGAACTTTCTCTAGATCGTGCGACTGGCGGTTTGTTACATAATATCTTATCTAGTTTAGAGTCTTCTTTGTGCATAGAGAACTCTGGCATGGATAAGAATTTATTATTAGTATCTTCTTTGTTCTTGTTCCTACTGCCCCTACTTTTTGTTTTCATCTTAGACACATTAGTCTCGGGCTGCTCTTTATTTGTTTGGTCATCTTCTGGAACCAGAGATTGTAATAGGGCTATTAGTTCCTTAATTTGTTTCAAATCATTAAGATCCATGCTTCACCTTTGTTTTTTGAATAGATAACAGAATATTAGAAAGATTATTCAAGCTATTAGCGATATATGAAAGCCTATCGATTCTTTGTTTAGAATATTTCTTAATACTATTTAAGCTAGAAGCTTTTTCATTGTGCTTTATAGCCTGAAGAGATTTTTCTATGTAGCCATACCCCTTGTAGTTATTAATTTCATCTGCAATAGTTTCTTTAATATTCTCTTCCGACCAATTATGTCGAGCGATTTCTCTATTAATAGTTCTCTGAATATGAAAACTAAACTGGCCTAACCTATAAGATATTTGCGCACAATCTTCTGGAGATAATTTTTCTAATTGATCTCTACCCATAGTTAAATAAGTATTAAGTTCTTCTTCTGGCATTGAGGTAGAAGAATATTGTGGTAATGCTATACTTTTTTCATAATCGTCTAGAATAGCATCCCAATACTGTACCTCTTCTTTTGATGTCTTAGCCATTATTCAATCTCCCCTGCCATTGCTCTAATGCTTCATTATAAGGGAATACTATCTGTCTTATATTATTAATCTCACACCACTCTGTCTTTTCTCTATCTCTTTTTTGAGATTTTAAGAATCCTAATTGGGTATTGTGGTAAAAACCAACAAATTTATAATGCTGTTCGCCATGAACTTCTATACAGGTTTTTATTAAGGGCAAATAAAAATCTAAATATAAGGTCTCAGATTTTCTTAATTGTATAGGAACTTCTTCTAAGATTTGAAGAGTAGGGAAATGATTAGTTATCAGATCCCTAGCCTTGATATGAAATGTAGACTTGTGATCTATTTTACCCTTGGCCATATGTCCTGTCAAGTGCCAAGAATGAGAATTTCCGTCCAAATCCCTAATAATCATTTGATACCCATTGTCTCTTTAACAGATTTCCATAGTTCATCGTATACTTTGGGATTCTCTAGGAGATAGCTTCTAACCTTTTCAGTTCCTTGAAATTTTGGCTTATCTGCTACTCCTATAAGAGTATACCAAGCACCACCTTTTTGTATTAAGCCAATATCTGAAGCTAAATTAATTAACTCCATATTTTTATCTACTCCTTGACCATATCTTAAATAGCTGGTAATAGTAGCTCCAGGAGCACCCAAAGCAGAACATAATACTTGCCATTCAACTTCTTGTCCTATTTGTGTACTATCGGCACTTAAAACCCAAGGCTTGAAAGTTTTTGCTCTGAGCTTAACGTCAGTTTGATAAGCAATAGCCTGCCCAGACTTCTCCTTAAATTCTGCACCATATCCAGTAGGATTACCCATTAAGTGAGTAATACCTATGACTATATTTTTATTGACAGGTATAACATTTGCTACTTTTCTACAAAATTTAGCCAATAACTTAGCCCCATCTGCTCTCTGCATCTTATCCATATCTGATGTTATTTCTGCTTCAGTACATAATGCAGAATATGAGTCGATGATCATTACGGATCCGGGAATTTCATTTATAATTCTTTCTGCTATTTGTAGATATTCTTCAGCATGTAGTATTTTGCCCTGCTGAGAACCTATGACATGAAATTTATCAAGATTTAATCCTGGAATACCTTCTAAATCTCTTTTTTTCAATCTACCTTCTATGTTTAGATAATACACTTCTCTGCCGTCTTTGAATGATCCATATGCGTATTCTAATTTTTGAGCTGTTGCACAGAAGTCTAGCGAGGTTGTAGTTTTACCGCATTTGGGCTGTCCCGTTAATACAACAAAGCTACCTTCTGGGATACCACCATTTAAAATAATGTCTAGAGATGGACTTACAGGAATAGTTAATACCTTTTTATCTACTATAGCATTACCACTCAGAATAATATTATCACCAAAATTTTTTGTCACATCTTCTTTAAGTGCCATTATCAATATCCTTTAGCTTATTTATGATAGTTTTTTTATCTACAGATGATTTACGAAAAGATACTACTTCTTTTCTTTCTAATTCTAATGTTAGTTCAGTATTTTCAGCATCCAAAAGTCTTTGTTTTGTTTCTATTATAGGAATGAGATGGGGTGCTCGCAGAGAATAAATATTTTGTGCCTTCGTATCCTGTAAAGCGTTAATAATAGCTTTTGCGCTATACTTTTTTAAAAGAGAATGAGCAGATGCTATCTGATTCCTATAATATTTTTCCCAAGCTGGAGTTGTCCAAAACCTATAATGTAAATCGGACTTGTCTTTTTTAGCTTTATTCTCACATATAATTTCTGTTATATATTGAGCAGCAGATACTGTTTTACCATTAGAATACCTAGACGGATATTTGGTATTTTTCATTTTTTATTTGGTCTAAAAATTCCTTTTTGATCGTCTGTTCGTCCATTAGACTTTAGTCTTTTTTTCATTTCGTCGCCCACTTCTGAAGCTTCTTTAGTCATGATAGCTACAGAATTATTCTTTTTTCCAGAAGTATGAGTAATCATTAGGTCTTTAGCTTTAGGACCAGGAACTACTGAAGATTTTACAGTTTTAAGATCTTCTGTCTCTGGTGTTTTAGACTGGGCATATTTCTCAAGCGTAGATACTATCTGTTTTTCTAAAAGATTAAGTTCTTCTGCTATCTGATTAGTAATCATTCCCTGACTATCTAGCCAACGAATAGCATATATTTGTGTTTTGTTTAGCTTCGACATATTATTCCATCTCCCTTTCTGCATTATGTAGCCAAGCTACATTTTTGGTTTTTAAAAATTTAATATACAGACTAAAAGCTTTAGCACTAATATCTCTAAATTTATCGTTATTTTTGCAAACTCTCTCTAAGAATCCATTCGATTTCTCTGCACCGTATAAAGATATTGGATTATAAGCTTTACCATTATTATTGATCTTAATAGAAAACCTAACAGAATTATCATCCCTAACAATTTTTTTTGCCATAATTTTATTGTTAGACATATCACTAATGCGTGGATTATGATCAGAGTCTAAAAAATCTTCTAGTCCAGCTAGAGTATAATATTCGTTCTCTTCTATTTTATTCTGAATATTTTGTTGAAAGATAAAACTATCATCCATCTTGAATCTCCTTTGTGTTTATATCTGATTCATTGGCCGACGAAGTCATACATTTTTCCATATGATCAAAAAATGCAGACATATATTCATTATAGTCTTTATTTGCTGGAACAGGAATGTGATAATTTTTGCGACAAATACTTTTTGAGCCAATTTTTTCTCCCTGATCATTTTCCTCTAAAACATTAGCAATAACATTAATCACAATTTCGTGTCTACAAGATATTAATTTTTGATCTTCTAGTGCCAGTTGTTCAGCAAGTGATGGATTAAAATTATCGCCACTCATCTTTTCTAGATAAGTATGCAATTGTTCTATGTCTTTATCTGTAAGTTCCATATTTTATGTCCATTTAATCTTAGGTTGTTTTTTCATTCTACTCATACCAGAAGGCAGATCTTTACTAGATTGTTCTTCTTTGTATTTATTATGTTTGATATTTAATGCTTGTTTATGATCATCGCTTAATTTATCTCTATTTCTATTAGCAATATCTCCGATAGTTTTTAGTTCATTATCAGATTTTTTAATAGAGGTATTAAGAGATATCAGATCTTCTCTATATAATCTATATGTGCCATTTGACTTATTGCAATATGAGCATTTAGCATTCTCTTGATATTCTCTAATGCTACAGATAACCTCAAATTTTTTGTTGCACTTATCGCAATAGTAGGAATATTCAGGCATTTGAATTAGTGTAAGAATAAGATTCTGGAAGATAAATTGACCACTCTGATGGTATGTCCGATCTTATCTTAAGTAAGAAGTGGGTGATTGGCAAGTACTTAGGACTCTTATCTGGAACAATAGGCATATTTTTAAGAGGCATATTAGCCTGTTTGGGTGTTCTATTTCCTTTATTACGATTACATTCAATACATGCAGTAACAATATTAGTCCAAGTGGTTGGAGACCCTATCATATTTTTCCATAATGATTTAGGTATAACGTGATCATAAGTTAATTTATTAATATCTTTCTTGAGACCACAATATTGACAGCTATAATTATCTCTAATAAATAAATTTTTTCTAGAAAAATTCACTTTCTGATTATGTATTCTAAAATAATGAGATGTTTTAGCTACTGCTGGTACAGGAAATTTTTTCCCATTAGGACCACTGATATAATCGTTTTTATAAAAGTCAATAACTTCTATGCTTAAATCATGTTTATAATCATAATTCATAGACCATACTAATGCTCTTTTCCAATTCACAATACTAAGTGGGGTATAGTCGGCATTCAAAATTAAGCACTTACTATTTTCTGGTCTCATTTTCGTAACTATCTAGTCTTCCTAAGATTTTGGCAATAATGGGATTTCTTACAATATCGGAGAATTCTAATCTTGATACCCCTATTCCTTCGACACCTTCTAATCGACTAACCATATCATAAAATCCACCTTGCAAATGTCTTTGTAGATCTGATTGACTAACATCTCCAGTTAATACCATCTTACTTTCTTTACCTAATCTTGTTAATAACATTTTAAGCTGTTCATATGAAGCATTTTGACATTCATCAGCAACAATAAAACAGTTATTAAAGTTTCTGCCTCTCATTAATCCTAGTGGAACAATTTCTATTCTATTGTTTAATTTTAGTGATGCGTATTGTCCAGCAGATATGAAGTGATTAACTTCGTCTAATATGGGCAATAGGTATGGATGTAATTTAGTATCAGCATCTCCTGGTAAAAATCCTATCTTTTCTCCAGCTTCTACTACTGGTCTTGTAATAACAATCTTTCTAACTCTTTCATCCAATAAGTATTCTAAAGCCATACCAATAGCGATATGCGTTTTTCCACTACCGGCTACTCCTTGACAAAATGTAATACTATTTTCAGCTACTGTTCTAATGTATTCAATCTGATTGGGACTTCTTGGTTTAAGCCTATTACGATAAGCTTCTCCAACCGGCTTGATGTTATTTGTTACATCAATCACCTTGGTCTTTTTATTAGACCGTTTTGGTTTTTTTCTCAAGAGCAGGCCCTTTATATAAGTAATAGTATTAACTCTTGTACTATTATTATACACCTATTATTGTGCCGACTATAAGAATAAAATTATTTGACCAATAAATATTTATCTAGTTTTGGAGATTCCCATCCGTCTGGTTTTAAAACTTTTCCATCTTCTCTTTTTCTAACTTTTCCTGTTGTTGAATCTATCTTGGCAAAATTAGTTTTCATAACTTCATTCCATGCCCCTTCTCCATCTGCGCCCAAAGAATGTATTGCCCCAATAGTAACTACCAAAATATCAATTAATGCATCAAGTTGTTCAACATTATTTTTTTCATCAACAGCATGATTAAGTTCTGATACTTCTTCTGCAATTAGGTTGCGATATAGATTATATTGAGACTCATTAAAAGTCTTAACAGACTGATCACAAGCAACCATAAATTTTTCTTGATCTTGAAACGGATTCATTTTATGACTCACATGATGCACAAGTAAGGATGCTTCTTGCTAATTCTTGTGCTGGATTAGCAGAGCGTTGGTAATAAAAAGTTTTGATGCCCATATTCCATCCCTCTATTAATAGAGCGCTAACTTCTTTTGGGGAGCAAGTAGGGCTAATCATAAGATTTAATGATTGGGATTGATCAATATATTTTTGTCTTTGGGCAGCCTGTATGACTATTTCTTTTTGGCTGATTTCACCAAAGGTTTTAAATATTTGTTTTTCTTGTGTTGTTAAAAAGTCTAGATGCTGAACGGATCCGCCTCTAACTAGAATACTCTTCCATGTATCGTCATCATTTTTCTCGTACTTTTTTAATATTTCTTTAAGATAAGGATTCTTGTAAGTAAACTTACCTTTTGCTAAATTCTTTACAAAATAGTTACTATTTAGTGGTTCTATGCTAGGGCTAGTTTGTCCTAGAATAAAAGAACTAGATGTTGTGGGAGCTACAGCAAGCGTCGTAACATTTCTTCTGTTATAGCCTTTTAGTAGTTCTGGTTCTCCTAAAGTTTTTGCTAAAGTTTCTGTGGCGTTGTCTGCTCTTTCTCTAATTATTTGCCATATTGATGTGTTAAGCAATTTCGCTTCCATCGATTCAAATGCTATGGACTTAGATTGCAATAAAGAATGCCATCCTAAAGCACCCATACCCAAAGCTCTTTGAGACTTAGCAAAAAATCTTGCAGCTTCCATAAATGGCATATGTTCTGTTTTATCAATAAACTCTTCGTTAACAGCATCTAAAAAATAGATTAAAGTTTCTACAGCATCGGTTTCTACAATCTCGTCCCAATGCACTAAATTTAATGATGATAACACACACACAAATGAATTATTCTCATCAGATAATAATTGAATTTCACTACATAGATTAGATGATTTTATCTTAAGATTTTTGTCTTTGTAAACTTGTGGAGCATTCTTATTAGATGTATCATAAAACATTATATAAGGATATCCGGTTTCAAATCTTTTTTGAATTACTTTACCCCATATTTTTCTTTTATCCTTATTGCCATCAACCATATCTTGCATCCATTCATCAGAAATGGTAATGCCGATACTCATATTTTGAATAGAGTGACCCTCTGATCTAATTTGTAAAAATTCTTCTATATCAGGATGTTCGATAGGTAAATATGCAGCAAAAGAACCTCTACGAGCAGACCCTTGACTAACTACATCTGCAACAGTATCAAATAATTCCATAAAATGGACTGGTCCACTAGATTCTCCACCAACACTAATTTTGGCGCCTCTTTCTCTTAGATCCCCAAAAAATCCACTAGTTCCGCCGCCCAATTTGCTCATCATTCCAACTTCGGCCACCTTATATAAGATACTATACATAGTGTCAGATAGATGTGAATTAAAGCAGGATACTGGCAGACCTCTGGTAGTACCAAAATTATTCCACACCGGAGTAGATAAAGAATAAAATCCTCTAGCCATATAGTCTTCGAACTTATTAGAGAATCCTTCGATATTAAGAATTTTCTCTGCATTATCAGCTATTTCTTTTATTCTCTGCTCAGGGGTTACGCCCTCTGTTAGATATCCTCTTTCCAGAAAAATTCTACTATGAGAATTAAGCCAATAGTATCTCTTATGAGTCATGTGATGATTTGCTTTCTATTATTTTTTTAGAATAGATCTTCTTCAGAAAAGCTCTGAGAAAACTTAGAATATTCAACTGGACGACTATGAAAAAAGTCAGTCATATTATTTCCGAGAATCTGTTCATCAAACCACATGGTTTTAGATATGATATCTTTATCAATATCAAATATGGTAGAATATCCTATTTTTTCTAGCGAATCATTCATACGATTTTTAATAAATTCCTTCAGAATATCAGCATTAAGTTTTTCATGACTATATCCATTGATGATCCATTCAATGATCTGGCATTCATATTTTATTGCTTCCTTGGCTTCGTGCATGATTTTATTTTTTAGTTCGTCATCAAAAATTTCCGGATATTCTGCTTTAATGACATTAATTAGTTTAATGCCAATGATTGCGTGGAGATTTTCTTCTCTTGATGTATACTCAACTTGTTTATTTGTATCTTTTAGGAGATTTTTATATCTACCAAAAAAACCAATAGTATAAAATTGAGAAAATAAAGCTATATTTTCCACAAACAAAGTAAATAGTATTAAAGAATAAATAAACTGTTTTTTATTGTCGTTATGAAATTTATGTAAATGTTTACGAAGATAGTTTACCCTATTTTTGATCATATCTAGCTTAAGGATTTCTTCAAAAGAATCATGAATGCCTAAAACTTCTAGAAGTCTTTCATACGCATCTCCATGAATTACTTCAGTATTAGCCATTACATATCCCATATCGTTAATTGATGGGTGTGGAAGATTATCTCCGAGTTTAGCCCAGAATTTTTTAACAGATATTTCTAGTTGACCGATAGTGGACAATGCTCTAATAATAATTTCTTTTTCTTGATCAGTTAGGTTGACCCTAAAGTCTTGAATATCACTTTGAAAATTAAATTCTTTATGAGTCCAAAAGCCATTATGCATAGCCTCTATGAATTCTTGAGTCCAAGGATAATAGTCTGGTTTGCGTGTAATTTGTTCATTAAAAATCATGATTAGACCCTATTCTATTTCTTATTTGTTTATATAATAAATCATATTACACCACATAAATTTTTCAGCCATGAAAGATCTGGAGAAATTTTATGAACTACTATTCCGCTCATATCAACAAATGTATCAAATCTTTGTTGTTCTTCTTCGTTAAATAACAAAGTTCCATGATGATTCATCATATAAACTTCTTGTATGCCCTCTTGCCATAAGGCTATAATACAGTCGTTGCAGCATTGTCCGGTAACGTATGCTATCCCATTATCTGGTCGTACAACACAATTAGAAAGAGCATTTCTTTCAGAATGAACCATCCAAGGATATTTATCCGGCCTATTAGTAGGCAATACAGAATCATTAAGTCCTCTAGGGAAGCCATTATAGCCTACTCCTAAAATCCTATTACTCTGGTCTGTGATCACACATCCATGTTGAGTATGTATATCATGACTACGTTGAGATACAACCTTAGCCAATCCTAAAAAATAATCCGTCCAGTTGGGTCGCATAATGATGTATCATACATGAATTCGTGATCTTGTCAATAGGTCTGGACTAAAGATTTTATAAAGTCACACCGATGGCGGCGATGTTAATTTATTATATAACACCAATGCAAGAGTTGACCCCACAACACCCATGAATAATCCTGTTGGGGATAGAGACTCATATGACCCTAATAGATAAAGAATGGCTCCCCCCATATAAGATCCTGCTACTCCTAGTGCCACGGTTTTAACAAAGCCGAAGTTTTCTTCACCAGGAACAAGACTCTTACCTATCGACCCTACGAGTAAGCCATAAACACACCATACTAGTATATCAAACATTTGCGGCCTCCGCTAAAGTAATTAATTCATCCTCCTTGAGTTCTTCTCCTATATCTAAGATAGCATTCATAAGAGCGTTGCCGTGTTCTTTATAAGCAACCATACCAAGCTCTCTGCGAATAGCTTTTTTAATTGTCATTTTAGTAAACCAAGTTCTACGAATAATAGTCTTTTTAATTTCACCCGCAAAGAATTGGGTTTTTTCTGTAGTTGAAAATGTGGACATTTTATTTTTATTACATTCTTGTAAAACTCTAATAACAGTTAGCATTATACTAATAATCATTAAGATAGCTATTACACTACCAAATTTTTCAGGATCATTATTAGATATTTTATCTAAAACTTTTTGAGCAATAGCCTTTAGTTTTACTTTATCCATTTTATGCCTTTAATAAAATAGGATGATATTATCGTAGCATAATAATATACACCTATAACCAATACAAAGATTTTAGAATTTATCCCTTTGCTTCGCCATCAAGTCCCGGACCAGCTGGGGCATATGGGGCTTGATTATTTTCCATTGATAATATACAGAGCTGCGCCCAAGTTTCTGCTTCTTGAGCATTTGCCCAAGGTGTAGAATTTGGCCAATCTGGTTGGAAAATTACAGCATTCTCTTGAGAGTCACTATAAATTCGAACAGCAAAAGTATTTGGATCTATCGAGTATGTAAATGCCATTGTGTTAATCTCCTATTATTAAGATAATGTTCCATATGCTATGTCGCTCCACGCACAATTACTTATGGTTCTTTGGGTCCATGTTATTCCATCTTCAGATACCATTATAGTAGAACCATCTGTTAATATCACAAATAAGCCATTACCAAAAATAATTTTCTTAGAATCATAACTAGGATTATAAAATCCGGTAGTCCAATTAATCCCATCTGACGATAGTGCTATATATGATGAACCATTAGATACTGCTGCATATTTATTATTACCATAAGCCATAGCTTTCCAAAGAGCGCCTATTTGTATAGAATATGAATTCCAGGTAATACCATCTGAAGAAGATAATACGAAAGGATGATTATGGGCAATTAAGAAGAATTTATCATTAAGATAAGCTAAATCTTGCCAATCTCTACTAATGGGTAAAGATCTTTGAGTCCATGTTATACCATCGGATGACACTGCTACTACTGATGAGTCATTAGGTATAGCCATATATAAGCCATTACCATATGCTCCGCAGTTCCAATTTGATCTTGCTGGTAAATTACTATTAGAGCTAGTATTAGTTATTGAATCATATTTAATAGCTGTAGTAGAATTAAAAGCTAATCCTATAAAGTTATTATCACCATAGAATAGCTTGCTAAAATTTAAATCATTTCCTAAAAATACAGAATCCCAAGATACTAAATTATTAGATTTAATACCAGAAGGATTAAGTGCAGCACAAGCTAAGAAGATATTATTTCCGTATTCTATACTTGTCCAATTGCTGGATAATGGCAAGGAAATATTATTCCAAGTATTACCATTTGAAGATTTTGACACCACAGAAGAATTAGGACATATTGCAGCAAAGTAGGCCACAGGGTTATTGTTGGGAGTTTGGGATGGTGTTGGTGTTATTGTTGGAGTAACAGTAGAGGTAACGCTGGGTGTTATAGATATTGTTGGTGTGACACTAGGAGTAATGCTAATTGTTGGCGTAATACTAGGAGTAACTGTTGGAGTTGGGGTTGGAGGAATATATCTAGAAATAGTAATAGATCCAGGAGACATTAAACCTGATCCAACTGATGTTTTTGTCCAGCTATCAACTTCCCACGGAAAAGATTTGTCTTGATTACTAAAAAATATTAATGTGTTATTATCATAAAATCCCCAAAGATCATTTTGAAAATAAATTTCAACAGAATTACTATTAAAGTACGTATACCTATTTCTATTATTCAACCTATTAGCATAATTAAATAATCCACTATAATTATTATTGTAATTAGGTGATACTAGAATACTACTATAGTCTTGAGAACTTGCTCCAGCGCCCTGCTCTAAGAATAAAAGTTGTGTAGCATCATCAAATCTACCGTTATATAAAGCCTGGATACTTTCTATGGTAGGATCGGTATCTTTTGAAGTATCATACGACTTGGTTCCGCTACAACTAGTTTTTATAACTGTGCGTCCATTATTAATAGGATTATTAGATATAGCCTTCTGTATATGCGTCATAATTATTTCTTAATGTTTTTGCAGCTATTATCTTCGCATTGCTTGGTGGTAAGACTAGTACTTCCTTTGTCATTTTCGCAATACGTGCAATCAATTTTAAGAATATTATCTCCGCTCATATACCATCCTTTGCCCTTGCAAATTGGGCAGTCTTTTCTTTTATATTTTTGAGATCCTTCCTGCACATGCTTTGCTTTAATAATGCCTCCAGCAAGCGTCACAGGAGCCGTTGTCGAGCCATAATAGGATGAGGACGAGAATAATAAACCAACACAAAATAGTCCAATAAAAAATTTATTCATTGTTTATCTCTCCATGGAAGAGGTATAATATTATCAATAGTATCTACTATTCTTTTTAGTGGTTTTGGTCTCTTTGGACTAGGAGGAGATATGGGATCTACAACATTTGGTTTATTTTTTGAAAATATTTTGGCCAGCTTAATAATAAGATCAACCAAGGTTTGAACCAGTCTATTAATGGCGATTCTGTCTATTAGTTTCATAAATAATCCTCAAACCCATAACTGGGTAATTTTTGGAGTGGAAATCCATTAAAACTACTAAAAGCATAAGCTCCATTTTGCTTAAGCATACCTTCTGCAATATCGCTATGGATTAAAAAGGAGCCATCTGGGATTGGACCCCAAGATGGATGACCGCCATCATTCCACTTACCCCAGCTATTTTGTACTAAAAATGTAGTATCTCCTTGAGTATCATCACACGCTATAAAAGACATGCAATGCGCCCAGCTACCACTAGTTCTTGAAAATCCCTTACTATCTCTTTTATTACTAAATCCATAATTAGAACATACAGCAATACCATAACCATTAGCTAAGGCATCTCTAGCTTCTTCTACTGTTCTTACTAATGAAGTAGTTTTAATTTGATGATCATTGGCTAGATCTAATACAGCATCTGGTACTCCACGACCACCCCATCCGGCCCCTAACATACCATGATATTTGCTAAGATCAACAACTCCTTTATAGTTTTGCCTAACAAGAATACCACCAATTTTACTAACGAACTCGGCGGCCTTACTTCCGGTCATGCCTTCTCCGCTCCAGCCTCTACTCCCATAAATAGCTTCAGTTGCACCTCTTGCTATCCAGCTTTCTTTTTCTCCGTTAATATGAATCTCTACAGCTCTACTAATATCGCATGCATTACGCGTACCATGTGAAACGCAATCTCCAGTAACCTGTCTCTCTTCATAAGGCTTTTTATCAAATTGATATACAGACTTATACGGTAAGCTAAGCTTATTTTTACCTGATGATACGATTTTTTTACTAGCATCCCCAAAATAAGGATACTTTAATGTTTCCATCAAGTGATCAAATTCATGCTGTAACCAAATGGCTCCTTGAAATCCATCTTTGTATTTTTTATATAGATCTACTGGAGAATATTTAGGCATTATTTGCTACCTTCATTAAAAGCCCACGCTAAAGCATTAAGACCTTCAACGGCCTTGGTTCTTAGCTCTTTGGATAAAATAATATGATCATCACCAATAGCTGCTACTACTACTTCTTTAGCCTCTTTTGCTAAATTTGCATATTTACCCTTTATATCTAATCTTAGCATAACACCAGCCAGACTATTAGCTTGGCGGATTTCTTCAGTAGTCTTAATGACCTGTTCTTCATCATCAAGTTCAACTAATTTTGCCAAATCAAGATATAGATCTCTTAATTTTTTTGCTTCTGACTTAATACCAGCTTCTTTAACAAGAACAACAACTTCTTCAGCTTCTTTTTTAACAAGCTCATCAGATGGAGTTGGTAGTTCGAGCACATCAATGGATTTTGGTCTACTTGGCATGGATAGTAGATTTGATAGATCTGGTTTTAATAAACCAATTACTATTAAGAGTCCCGCTAAGCCTAATAATAAATTTTTACTAGTTAAGTTCATGACAATTTTTCCTCTTTGGTGGAGCATATTGTTGGAGATAAAAATGGAAACATTTGATCAGCCACTTTAATAGCTTCTGAGCATCCGCTTTTAACAGCTAGATCTCGTGTTTGTTTCCAGCTAACTACCAACTTAAAAAATAAATCCTCATTATTTTCTGGTTCAGTAGATACAGATGGTTTATTAACTACTGGTAAAACTGGAACACTAACCAAATTAGTATTCTTATTAGTAATCATACCTTTAATTTTGTCTACAAGAGTTAATACTAGTTGTTGAACAGGGCTTAGTCTGTCTTTAAATAAGACCCACAATACTAATCCAACACCGGCATAAAGAGCTAAGTCTGTAGTGGTTAATTTGCTGCTAAATTCTTGAAAGCTTTCTGTAAAATTCATTTTTTGATCCTCTTATCTCTGTGAAACTCTGGGCGTAATATCTGCAAAAGCATTAATTTTTGTTGCTGGATCAACAAAGACTCCAGTATTTCTAAAAGTTGTTACCATAGCGTCTATAGTGGAACTTACCAAGATCATTAAGAATGCTTTCACGTACTTATGTATAATAGGTTCTACAAGAGTTGGAACCAACGGAATATCTACTATAATGAAAACACTATCATAAAATTTAGATAAAAGATCCATTGCTATGATTTTTTTGTCTTTACCAGCTAAATCACCTGATGTATTTTCTATAATCTGAATGGTACTAGCAACAGCTAGTTGTAAAATTCTCCATGCTTGAGCTAAAGCTACTACTTTAACTTCATTTAGAGATATTTTTGCTTGACTTATTAGTTTTTCTATTTCTAGTGCTACTATTTCTTTTACGTTTGACATTTTTAACTCCTCGATTATGATTATTCGCTTCTTGTCTTTCTTCTGGATTAGCTGTGCTCCACCACGTTTTTTTCAGCTCTGTTCGACCATTAATATATTTAAATAATACTGTTAGTTGTCCAATAATAAGAATAGTGGCCTCTAAACCTCTGGTGGTTTCTTGAATTAAGTCTTCTTTTTGAGCATTATTATCTAAAAGACCGATCAAGTATAAACCACTAAAAATAAAGCTTACGGCTGTAAACCAAAACTCGCTGGACTTCCAACCTGGTTTAATCATTATTTTTTTTACCTTTTATGTATAAAAGAATATATGTATATATACACCAGATCAATACTTATCTGTTTTGGCCGTATTTGCTTCGTATAATAAAGATTGTATTCAGGCTTTAATATATAGTCTTATATTTTAAGCATATTTATCATAAATAGATGCTAAATCTATAGGAGTTAATGAATATCCTTCTCCGGGAGATAGAGTGTTGATTAGATTATTAATAAGCTCATAATTATCCCCAGAAGTAAATGGTCCACTAGATGGAGTGAGCCATGTTGTTAATATAACCAATTCATTGTCTATAAGCATAAAAACAGGATTCCCACTATCTCCTGTAATAATAGTTTCAAAAAAATTAATAAATTTCAAAGGAGAAGGATTCATTGTAGCATAATCGGAGCTTGGAATATCAGTATTTCCTAAAGAAGTGTTAGTTGTATATCCTGTTATAGGATATATATTACTACTAGCTCTATAAGTAGCAGTTAGTAGCTTTAATATGGCTTTTTCTTCTTGATCTAATGCTATAGCATATATTTTTGGATTAAACGATATTCTTCCATATCCATTAACTGTGCCAGAAAAATAGTCTGTAAAATTTGGCGGTAAAACTTTAGCTATTTTAATATTAGACGGCACATCATTATCAAGTTTAGAAATAAGTATATCGCTGTTATTTGGATCTTCAATACTAGCCACAATATTACGACGAATAACATTATTATTATCATCAACAAAAATGATAGGTGTTCCGGCTCCGGGTAAAATAGCTATTCCAAAATGTTCTGCTAAGATAATATGTTTAGTAGTAATTAATGTTCCAGCCTTTGTTCTCCAATTATGTCCGCTTAATTGAGCCGGACTAAAACAGCTAATATTTTTAACTCCATTTAACCAGCACGATGGATTGCGAACAAATCGTCCTATTCCATTATGATAAGGATCTTGATAAGTATATATATCACGATCTACTAATGGATTCTTGCCGAATAATCTATTAGAAGTTGCTATATTAATATGATTAGGAATTATATTTTTATTAATAGAAATATTACTATATAATAATTTATTAGCAGTAAGTTTATTATTTTTAAGATAGAGTGGCATTAATCATCTTCTCGTCTGTTTAAAAATAATTGCAAACACAATTCAGCATATTCACTATCTGTCCATTCTAATAAACCATCAATATTTTTAGTTAATGGATAGTCTCCACTATTGTCTAGTACAGGAACATAGTTATATCTTGTCGTATATTGCCTATTGCGTCTAGTTCCATGATAGAGATGATAAACTATACAGTCGCTAAGGTATCCGATTTTAGGTTCATTGTTGAGTATCAGTTTTTCGTATTCTTTAAATTTATTGGTTCTAAAAAATCTATGATTATTTTTTTTCCATAATTGTATAAAGTCTTTATAGTCTTTGTCTGAATAAGTATCTAAAGCATACCAAAGAGATATGTCTCCTCCTCCTACAACATGCTCTTCATAAAATCCTCCAATTTTATTGAAATAATTTTTTGTCATACCCCACGCAAATCCGGGATGATAATCCCCAGGGTTAGGAGGTATTTTATAATGAAGACATTTAGCAACAGATTCCCTGGTTAGTACAGGTTTATCTGGTTTTTCACTTAACTCAAATGATTGGTTATCCTTTTGCATCCAATAACATCTTTCAAAAGGTTGAATAATATCATATTCATCCAATAGGGCGCTACAGCTGTCGAGCCAATCCGGTCTATCAAAAATAATATCTCCGTCTAGAAAAATAAATTTAGGATAGTCCAAAGAGCTTGCTGCTATATTATATAGATTTTCTTTTAAAAAAATAGTGCTGAGTTTAGATGCATATAATTTTTTGTGAATAACATCTTTTGGTAGTGTCAGTTCGTCTGCTCCGGGCATTACTGCTTCGATGACACAAACAGGATGCTTATATAATACTAGCTTATCAACAATTTCTGATAAATTCTGTTTAGGTTTTTTATAGTTACAAATATTAAAATAGGCTATAACTATAATAGTATCTTGTTGCTTAGGAATACTATATACAGTATCGTCTAAATTAAAATCGATACTATTATTAGTAACAGATTGTGTGCTAACTATTGTTTTTTTTTTAATGGATCAATATATAATGGCAATAAAATATTGGCTGGATCACTACCTAGTAGTTCTAAAATTCTAGCTTCTGCTTGAGATTGTGTATAGTCGCCAATTTCAATATATGATTCATTTTCCCATAATGTTAATGGTTTATAAAATGGAGGCATTTGAGCTTGAACTTTTTTAAGTTTACTATTATCAATAAGAATTAATGGCAATTCATTAAATGTACGATTTATAGTACCACTTAATGCAGGAAGTTTGATGGTGATTGGATTTGGAAGCTTCATAGTTATATATTTATGTAAAAGTAAACTAATTATTTTCTATAGGAGAATACACCGTTCTATTCCATAGATTGTTCAATGACAGATTCTATCTCTTCTACCCTATTAGAATATTGAGATATTATTGACCAAATATATTCAATTGCTTCTGGCATTACGGCATAGCAGCGATAAGCACAGTATGCGCCGATAGTGGAACAAATTAAGAACTCTAGGGTTTGTCTCATTGTGTTTCTCTATACAGGGTATTATTATATAATTCTATGTCTAGCGTATATGCTTTTTGAATTCTATTTAATTGATCTGAGTTAAAAGATATTGGTTGTGAGATTTCATTAACTTGTTCGCACGGTATATTCTCATCTATACCAAGATAGTTTGCCATACTTCTAAGATTAGGAAACTGAAATAAATTACTATTTTCGTTTACCATTAAGCTATATGGCATAAAATGATATGCGGCATCAAGAGATGATCTTTCTATTAGTCTATTATTTCTGGTTGGAGATTCTCCAGTATTGTATATCCAATATACTAATTCTAGAGCTGACTCCCAATCATAGCCAGTTCTAGTTAAAAGCGATCCGAATCTTTCTATTGGATTTCTGAGCATAACTGCACAACCATCTGGTAAAGTATTTACTAATCGTCCACCCAATAATCTATGAGAAGTCCCGGTGTTAATATTATTAGGATCGCTCTCATATTCTACTAATTTTTCTGGATAGAATTGTTTAAGAGCCATTAAGCCAATAGAGCTGCTACCGCTTCTTGAAACAAAAGCAAAACTTTTACCATTTGGTAAATCATATACTATTTTAAACATATTGGTTGTAGCCTTTCTTGATCTAGATCATTATGAAAAATAAATCCTATACTAGCCCTTATACAATCACTATAAACCATGTGCCATACGGGTGGATTAAATAGTCTTATATTCCAACCCTTGTTGTCAGGGCTATCTATTATGGAATCATTAACATAAAATCTCATTCCGCTTTTTTTATCTTCGCTAGCCCAAGAAACATATAATCTTTGACCAAGAATATCACTATTAGTATGCCAACCTTGATAATCTCCCGGTGTGTATATCCAATTCCCACTTGGGCCTTCTCCACCGATACTTCTGCATAAGTCTATCAATTCTTTTGGAGCATTTTTCCAAATTGATAATTTTCTATCTTTAGTAGAAATCGTAACATCGTTATGGTTTGGTGATATATTTACAATTCTACTTTGATCATCTTCTCTAGGACCGTATTCTAATACTGGGTCTGGTAATGATTTCACTAAATCTATTAATTGGTTTATCATGATTACACCTACACTATGCATTGAACTAAAACTATACCGCCGAAAGCTGTACCGTGGTCATTGCCGGGAAAACCGTAGTTAATCAGACTAGGGGAATATGATAGATAGGCTGCATTGATATAGCTTACGTCATTCCCGGCGATTCCAGACCCGTCCCCGCCGGTTCCGGTTCCGTTAGTGCCGTCCCCAAGACCGCCAGTGCCTGTGATGGTGACGCCATTCAGTGTCGCTGTTGACGAAGCACCGTTTGCTGGAATCCCACAGTATCTCCCAGAAAGTGTTCCTCCAACACTGTAACTAATAGTTTCTCCCCCAGAAACAGACCATGTTCTATGACTTATTCCGCCGCGGCCGCCTGTCGTACTTGGCCCGCCATCACAATATATGTATCCTATACCGCCCCCGCCAACAACCCATATTTTAACACTACTATATCCTGTTGGAACCGTAAAAGTTCCGCTGCCGCTGAAGAATGGTAAAACAATATTAGTCGCTGGTAAAAACTGCATGACTATAGCGCCAGCAGACCCATTACCACCACCATTGCTTCCTCTACCATATGTGTGCGTTGAGGCATTTCCCCCAGCAGCATTTATAACAGCATTTATGCCAAGATAGTCTCTTCTTGTGCTAGGGTTAGACCATAAAGTATAAGTGCTAAATCCTCCGCTAGATGGACGATCTCCAAAATAAAGAGGATTTGCTGCTCCGCCACCACCGACAACAGAAGATATTGAAGGACTAATAGCAGTAGATAAATTACTTAAAGTACTTGATCCGCCCTGAGTTTGTAGACTGCAAGTACTCGTTACTGGCTGGCCGATAGATCCACTAACAACAACACTGGTGTTACTTATCAATCCGTGTCGATATGAAACAACCCCCGGATTACCATCGATAGATCCACCACCATCGCAATTAAATGTCCAACTTCCACCAGCACCTATACTCCATATTTTCATAACTTTGGCACCAACCGGCACAGTATAATTAGAATTGGAACTTAATATCACTGACTGAGGAGAAAAACCAGCAGGAGAAGGGGTCGGCGTGGCTGTTAAAGTAGCTGTGGGTGTGACTGTGGGCGTGACTGTGGGCGTTGGAGTGAGTGTTAGCGTTGCCGTAACAGAGGGAGTTGGGGTTCTTGTTGGGCTACGTGTTGGTGTTGGAGTGCGCGTTAGCGTTGCCGTAACAGAGGGTGTGGGAGTTGTTGTTGGAGTGGGTGTTAGTGTGGCCGATGGCGTAGGCGACGGAGGATTACCAACCACTCCTCCTAATGGGTTTGATCCCCCAATACCATACCCCTTAGTTAGTAGATTAGTATCTACTATTCTAGATAAAATAGTATTTGGAAATATACAAGATCCAATCAAGGTTACTGTGCTACGAGAATCAAAACTAAGGTATCCATTACGACAGTCTATATTTAAACAATTACTATTAGTTAAATTAATATTACCTCCTGTAGATCCGCCAGTAGGAGGCCAGTCGGCACATCCATCACTACCACGACTTGTAATAGTGTTAACTATACAATCAATAAGAGTAACATTACCAGCACCAGGATCAGAGCCTTCTGCACAATATGTTCCTCCTCCATTGGTTTGAATATTTCCAATATTAATAGTTTTATTACTGATAATACTAATATTTGATCCTGGACCACCCATAACTGGCGACCCGTCAACAACATCTGTTGGAGAGCCATCTCCATTAATTCCTCCCACAAAACTTGTAGTTGCTTCAGCCCCACGCACTGCAATTCTAGATGGCCATTCGTAAGCGCTAGCGGTAGCCAAGTTTACCCCACCAAAACTTCCAACTCCAAAATCTAAAACCTTGTTGCCAGCTCCAGCATAAGCAATTTCAAAACCCTTTTGAGCAGTTAAATATGGGTTTCCGCTAGAGCCATCTCCAGTAGAATCATTTCCATTACTTCGTATATAAATAGGAGTATATGATGATAAATCTGCCATTATACAACTCCTAAAAGAGTACTATTAACACACGTACTACGAATCAATTGTGTAGCATCAATGTGTGCCGCTATAGAGTTGGGGATTGGAACATATCCAATAAGCGTAACAGTTCCCGCGATTATATTTCCGGTCGCTCCATTATTAACAATAATCGATCCATTACTACCATTTGAATAACCGCTAAATCCAGAACCGCCATATCCTCCAGAAGAAGTTATATTACCGCTTCTACTATTAGTAATAATTATTGATCCCCCATTACCTCCATAGTCTCCACTGCCCCCATTAGCGCTTATAGTTCTAGTAGTACTATCAATAATAGTAATAGATCCCCCTTGTCCGGCATTACTACCATTGGAAAAACCTCCGCTGCTAATTATTTCGCCCTTTATTATAGAGCGCACCAAAAGTATAGTTCCGCCAGCACCACTATTATTGCCGCCCACCGTGTCGTTGCCATTAGAATTAATATTATTAACAACTATATCTGTTAGCTCAATATTCCTACCATTCATACCCCCAGCATATCCACCTCCACTATTTCCGCCATTGGCTGTTATATTTCCTAAATTAATAGTCCTGTTGCTGGTTATAGATATATGTGATCCTGGTGTTGGCTCAACTATGTAGGTATAAGTTTCATAATCAAAAATACCCTCAATACCATTGCCATTAACTCCACCCAAGAAACTTTCTTCAGAACTTATCCCTCTAACAGCAATATTATTAGGCCATTCGCTAGCATCAGCTGTTGCTAAATTTACTCCTCCAAAATTACCAATTCCGAAATCCAAAACTAATAATTCATTACCCCCAGCATATTGAGATATATCATAGGCTCTTTCAAAAGCTATTTGAGCTGTTAAAAACGGAGCATTAATAGATCCATCTCCAGTAGAGTCATTACCATTGGCTCTAATATAAATAGGGGTATATGAAGATAGATCTGCCATCTGTAATCCTTAATAGCCTGGGACAAAACCTATAATATCCCATTTTGTTCTTGATGCATCGTATGTGGCGCCCAAAAGATCAGTCACTCCACTAGCACTGCTAAATGATAAGGTAGATACTACATTTGGAATTTTAAAATTATTACCTAAACTTAAAGGAATACCACTATTTGCATATGTTATTCTCCATCTTAAAGTTTGACCATCAGTTCCATTTGTAGGATTAGATAAAGTGCCACTAGCAGCTAGAATCAAATCAAAAATATTCCCAGAGTTAGCATCAGTATTTATGGTTCCGCTCACAGATCCTAAATCAACAACAACAGATTGAGTTGCTCCTATTTTTTTCCAATTAGCTGGCCTAGACGGAGGAGCATATCCAGCACTTAAGTGTGATCCATCATAACAAAACCAAATATCATTATTGTATATAACTATATCATTGGTAGTATAGCTATAGCCATTATCATAAACACTAATAGGGCTTGTTGATGATCCCTGATTTCCTCCTATTAGTGAACTAATTTGACTTAAACTAATTTTCTTAGTAATTGCAGAACCATTAGGATTATCCATGAACAAGAAAACATCATCATTACTAAGACTACCGCTTCCTTCTGGAAATTCATTTATTTTTTTGATTGGCATTATGCACCTACTATAGTTTGGCCGTCAACTAGTTGAACAAAAATACCATTATAAAATCTATTATCGTATTTATTTTCTATATCACCGATCACAGGCTTATTATTTACGTAATTATTATTAGTATTATATTTGCCTGTAAATGATGTTGTGGTTACACAAGTACCATTTTTAATTGGTTGATTTGATACAGCAAGATTAATATCGTTTGCCATAGTATTTTTACCTTTTTTTGTTTAGTTTATTTATCTTTATCTATTCTATCTTCTAAAGCTTCTAAAGTTTTGCCTAACATAGCGATTTGAACTTTTAGCTCATTCATAACTTCTGTATTTCTTTGTAAAGCATTAGCAAAAGCTGCTTGAGTTTCTTTATTGGTAGCTAGTCTTTCCATAATAAACTGTCTATCAGTAATATATGGAGATTGAGTTTCTATCATATGCAAAACATCTGCTTTAGTAACTATATTTTTAATAACTCCTGCCCAAAAAGCAACCAGTGTAACAATAATAGTAATTGTTGCAGTAGATATTATCTGCCAAAAATGTGATACATTATCATTCATATTAATGGTCGCTTTATTTTAGGAGATAAACACTATATAAATACACCTAATCAGGCATTACGAATGATTATAGTATAAATATTTCCAGGATTATGACTATTTATAACAGGTAGGTCTTGGTTATCATTTATAGCATAGGCTTGATAGACAATAGATTTTTGTAATACATATTCTTTTAGGTCTATATTAGTCTTTGGTGATAACGAGATGGTTTCGTATTGAATAGATATTTGCATAATTATTTTCTTTTTAGTATATTAATCAAATAAGCCAGCTCCATACGGATACTGGCTTATAAGATAGAATAAATTTTATGAATTTAACTCAGCCTGTTTTGGCTTTGTAGTCATTATTTGTAACTGGAAGGCGAGCACCACCCTTATAGGTGAGCTGACCAGGAGCTGTTCTAGAAGGATTAGCAGCATTATCTGTTCCGGGATTTTCTGTACTTCCCGCAGGACCAGATAAAACAACATTACCACTAGTACTACCAGTAGCAGTATCTGTAAGTGTGAAAGAGTTATTGTCAACTCGAACAATAGAATAAACTCCGTCTGTAGCACTTCCAGATGTAAAATCTAGTTTAACAACATCTCCTGTAACAAGGCCGTGGGCCGCAATAGTTACAGTAACAGCATAGCCAGTTCTGCTATATGTACCATTTTCACTGTATTTGCCAGTATAAGAATTCCACTGAGCTGTTCTAATTGCTGTGGCTGTTTTAGTTACTTTATAGCTTTCTCTCTTAGCGATACTTCTAACTTGACCAGGAAGATCTGCACCGCTTCGTAAAACCATATTACTTTGACCAGCAACTGTTGTGCTATATCTCATAGCTGTTGGCTTGGTATTATTATAAGCAATTGGACCAGCCGATACTGCCTTGTCTGTTTCTGTTCCGTCTACTACTGTAGAAGCAAAGGCTTCTACCTGAGCCCTAGATACTGCAACATTTTTTAGAATTGGAGAAACTGATCCGGCTCTTGCGGCTGTGCCGCGATTGTTAACAGAACCGCTGCCTTTTAAGTTTGGCTGTGTTGTATAATCAACACCTGATGTATTTGCTATGGCCATTTTAAATCTCCATTATTTTGGTGATAGAATTCAAAAGTATTTACACCTTAATTTGTAGATTTTAATACTTTTTGATATATTAATTCTAGTGCATTAATTGAATTAACTCTGATGCCAGATAAATTGGCCTTTTCAATTAAATTAATATGATTACTATTCCAAATATTACCATTACAAATGAGATTTAAGTCTTTGTTTTTTTTATTTATTAGAACACAAGCTAAGATATTATCATTAATGTCGTCTAAAAAATATCCTGTAGATGGATAGGCCGTTTTAATGCCATAAGAAACTAAAATTTGAGCAACTTTATATAAAAGCTCATATGAGCAAAGTCTATATTCTAGAATATACCTTAATTCTACATTATATTTATCACAAAGCTGTTTTTGGATATTAATATCCTCCCTAAATTTATCATATTTTCTATTAGTTAGGAAATATACAGGGCAAACTAAATCTATAATTTTGGCTCCATTTTTAATAGATACTTCTATCAGCTCTGTTCTATTTTTAGAATCTAAAATCCCCAAAGGATAGTCTATAGGAGAAGATATGTCTATTTGAGTATTTTTTAATAAGCTTTTGGCAAGTTTAACGTGTGGCGGGAGTACTGACAGAATATTAATAGGGAATTTAAGAACTTTTGCTAAGACATCTTTTATCTCAATATCATTACTAGCCATATCATAATAAGAATATTCTAATTGCATTTTATTTGGCTTTTTTGAGAGAGTCTATATGAGGATATTTTTTATCTCCAAGAATACCATCTGCAAAACCGTAAGTAACCGCTTCTTGTGCATTCAAAATCCAGTCACACTTACTTGCTAGTTGAGACTGAATATGTTTTTTCGCCATCATTCTTTTCCAATTTTTTTCTTTTGCCATATTACTTTGCATACACCGATCAACAAAAATATCAATCATCTTATCGCATTCTCTTTCATTCCATTGCACACTTTCTGCCGCAGCTTTAGAATGTTCGCTATCTAGACTAATAGATCCATAATGAATCAGAACATTAACATTAGGCATTAGAACTCTTGTGGTGGGAGACTGAAAAATAATACCACTAGCAGACTGTACCTTACCATACGCTAAAATGATAGTTTTAGATTTAGAGTGTTTAATACTATCATAAATAGCCATACAATCTTCCCAATCTCCGCCGGGAATATGCATATGTATTAAAATAGGTTCATTAGATAATAGATTTAGATATCTTAAATTTTTTTCAAATACTATTGCGGCCCTATAGTCTACTCCGGGATCAGCTTCTGATTCTCCAACATATGAGTGTAAAAAGATTTCTCTATTTTTAATATCAATATTGTATGAGTGAACTGATTGCAGTTCTATGTCTGTTAAATTAGCATTGGACATATTGATTATAGTTCTTTATAAATTTTGTTATTGATATCTCTCATAACTTCTGAATCACTAAATGCTTTACCAACAGCTATTCTAAATCTGTATCTTGTAAATATATCTAGCGTTTCAACACCACTCGTTGTTTCAATAATATCTGCAATGTTCTTAGTAATATCAAAAGTTGTATGACCGATCCAAAAATTAAAAATCTTACCACTAGCAGTATTTTCATTAAATGGGATGATCCCCATGGGAGTAGCAATAACTCTAATCTGTTTAGTCGTTTTAGATTTTAATGGACTCTCAATAGTTTTATCTTCTTCTTCTTTATCTTCATAGGGTAAAAATTTATCTTCTTCTTCTAAGAAATCTTCTAGTTCTTCTATATCATCTAAACCAAAAGGATCGACCCATTTTTGCCAAATAATAAGATTTTGGGATTCCATATGCATTATCCTTTATAAGATACTCTTATAGAAAATACACCCTTGAGTATATAATAAGAGATTAGTTGACCGATTACATTAATTTGTTTTTATAGTTTAAAAACTGAACTTGGTCTTACTAAAGGCTTGTTAACTTTAATTGCCTTATTTAGTTCTTCATTTAGAAGAGGATAAAAATAAATAATATTGTCAATAAATAGTTTTGATTTTATATTTTCAGTATCGTGCTTTTTTAGTATTTTTAAGATTTGTTTTTTAAATAGTCCTCTATTTAGTAGTAATAGAAGTTCAGCATATTTTTCTGAAAGTTTAATGATATCATCTGAATTACTATTTTCTAGGTCCGGTATTGTACACGATATATCTATGTCCGCATTAGACGTAATAGAAAAAGATATAGTTCCAAGATCCTTATCGTATACTATCTGATCAGATTCAGTTTGTTTTATAGGCTCGCTCTTAAATAAGAGATTTAATAATTTTTTGTATATTTGGTAGATTTGTTTCATATGTAGATATTGGTAAGGTAAAACTATTTTTAAGCTCTGGCCGAAATGGCACAAAAACGATATAGAAAATATGTACTTGGTCTAATACCAAAATATCAGATAATTTATAGTTCACAGACTTTGCAGCATTTTCTCCTATATGTAATCCTAGGAGATGAACTAAACTATCCTCAATATTTTGATATGAAGAAAGCTCAATATATGGAAGACTAATAGTATCCTCTGATAAGGATAATACTTCATACTTGAAACTTTTTTCATTTAATATTAGTGGAAAAATATTAAGTAGAGACTTCATCATATTGCCTAATAATATCAATTCCTCGTTTAATGTTTTGTCTTACTGCTTCTCTAGAAACACCATATTTTTCTCCTATCGCAGACAGGGTTTCGTTCTGGAAATAGTACATCTTAATTTGATCTCTCTGCTTATCAGAAATATCAGTAGTATTTAACAGGGCGTTTATATTATCAGAAATATTGGAGGCTCGTTCTTTATCTAGTAAAATATCTAATGGAGAAGGATTTTTATGATCCACAATAGTAGAATTTAAATTATAAGAACTATCTTCTTTATCAAAATCTAGACTCATATCTTTGCGTTTTTTATACTTATTTGTTACATAAGTTTTAATAGCCCAGATAGCGCATTGATTTCTATAAGAGTAGAGTGTTTTTTGTTGTCCGCTCTTGCCTTTGCGTTCAGGATCAAATCTCCAATCAGCATACATAATTGCTGTAGCAACATCTGATATCGCATCAGAATTTTTTAACATTTCTGCCGATAGGCCATTATAGAATTTTGGACCAAATTTAGATATGGTTTTTTTAGCTAAATGTATATACGTATCAAGACCGTCAAATTCCTTGTTCATTTAAAGTCCTTTAAGGGTGTCCTTGTTATCAATAATAGTAAATCTACATAATTTACTTGGTTAATTTTTTCCACATTTTAGGATCGGGCCTATCATCATCCCCAGGTTTAGCTGGTCGATATTTCTTGCCTTCTCTTTGCTTCTTTTGACGAATATTATCCCAAAGACCTTGTTTGTCTTTGCTAGTAGATGTATCGTCATCCTCTGAGACATACATGATAAAATCGTGAATGGTTCTCATGTAATCCTCTGTGATGGCGATTTTACCCTGTAACCAGCTTTCTGTCAAATTTTCTTTTACGGATGGGTTGTCTATAGCATCTAGTATAGCCTGAGAGTGGTTGGCTATGGCCCTCAAAGATCCAATATTCATTTCATAGAAATCTTCTTTATATTCCATTAATTCTGTTTCTGGAGACTCGTTTTCTTCTGCTATTAAGTCATTAGTTTCAATTCTGGTGTCGGTAGACATTGGCTGTAATTGATCCATAGTCTTTTTTAAGATATCGTCTTTATTCCAAAACTGTCCACTATTAGTAGCAACATAAGACACTATACTGCCCATATCATCCGGTAAAGAATCTACAGAATTTACTATACCTTCACTACCATAATGTTTACAAAGACTATTTATATTTTTAACTTTATCTCCAGGCTTTACGGCCATAGGAGTATTCACCGATACGCTTTTTGCTGCTTCAACAAGACTATTTAGTATTTTATAAATTCTATCCATTTTATTTACCTTATTTATTTTGAATTAAACTTGTAATGTTAAAAAATTATCAAGACCCATTTGTTCTATAAGTTTAAGAAAACCTTCATATAGTCGGATGCCATCCTCACTACCTTGTAAAAGAGGAATCATGATATTAGCTGTCATTTCATCTCCAACTGCTCTAGCGGCAACTATCGTTTCTTTTTCTGCTGCTGCTGCTTCTCTGACAGAATTCAGATTGTATTGTATCATAGAAAGCATATCATGTCTTTTCCATGCTGTAGGACTAATTATTAGTGGTTGATAATCAGCGTCAAAAAATTCTAGCCTATCAATATTAATAGTTGCATGCTCATGTTCTTGTTCTGCGTCTTTTTTGAAAATAGCCGCAAGTTTTTTATATCCCCATCTTTCAAGATGAACAGCTTGGGCCGTAAGTTCTGTAGTTTGTTGCCAATGAATATTGAGAGATTTTTTAAGAAGGTCTATTACTGTTTCCGTAGAGTAGTTCGTAACTTCTTGAGATTGAGTATTTTCTGATTGATTCTCCATATTAGATGTTTTACTTTCTTGATCTTTATCTTGTAGTAGTTCAGATATTGTTTTCATTGATCACCAAGCCCTGCATGACCAGTATCGACTTTTCCATTTTGGTCCTGGATTGTCGCAGTTGTGTCTTGCTCTAAAGTTTTTACGTCTTCCTGGAATATTCTTTTTAATTCGCATATTAGGATCACCAAATCTGACTATTACGACTTTGCCTTTGTCGTTCTTAACGTAAACTGCAGATTTTTTGGGTCCATCAGGAGTTCTAAAGGGTTTATTTAAGGTTACTTTGCGTCCTTGGTATTCTGATGCTATTAAGTGAGAAACATCATATTCTTCTATATCTTCCCCAAAATCTATATAATCTTCTGATTTTGGAATAATAAGATTAGATAATGTGAGTAATTCCTCTGGTTCTTCACAACTTTCGCAATCATAAGCTAAACTAAATCCTAATATTTCTAATACTTGGTCTAATATATTACTCTTAGTTTTTTGAGTTTGACCTAAGCATACCGCCACTCTTTGTTTTGTATCACTATAATCTCGCTTCATTACTTCGTCGCCCATGCAACGACTAATGAATTTATCTTTATCTTCGTCTTTACGTCTTGAGGGGATTGGCATAAATAGTATCTCCTGGATAATTTTATATACACCTAGAGATAATATTAGCAGAATTAGCCCAACTTAATTTTTTGGCCGTATTTAGTCCATGAATATTAGTATTAATTCTATTACTATAAACATGTCTCATATAATCAATAGTTTGATCTATTTGAGAATCCCCTATTTTTGCCCAATTACCTTGTCCTTGAAAAACTTTATTGTCAAATGCTGGCTCAACAGCATCAATATCTACTAAATAGCAATTATCCTTATTGCAAAATTCTGTATGTGCTGAGTAGTTGGTGGCTATGGTTGGCTTATTCATTGCCATAGTCTCTAAAAGTTCTAAATTCCAACCTTCTGCTCTACTTATATATAAGCCGCAATCACTATTAGTTATTAATTGGGCAATATCTGAGTGACTTTTTAGGCCCGGAATGACTTTTAATCTGAAATCAGAACTATATAAATTTTTCCATTTTTGAATCTCATCTGCATTAGAATATGAATTAGTATGTTCTGCTGCTAATATTATTAGTCTAACATCATCTTGATCTGGAAAAGCTTTTTTAAATAGCTCTGGTAATAAGTCATGCCCCTTACGAACTTCCCATTTACCAATAGTTAAAAATGTATATATATTTGTATCATCTCTTTTAAGATTATGATCAAATATTGTAGTATCTACTCCTAAAGGCACAACATGAATTTGGCTTTTTATATTATTCTGTTCTAAAACTTGTTTGGCCCAATTAGATGAACAAAAAATTTCATCTGGAATAGACAAGTGATTTTTTTCAAAGTTATTAAAAGTATCTAATTCGAAAAAAGGATAAGCATAATATCTTCCTCTGCCAATGTGTTCAGCTAAGTCAAATTGATGCCATATCTTAATATGAGGAGCATATGGATCAAATTCTGATCTGTTATTTAGCAATTGTCCTATAAGGTCGTATTCTTCTTGACTATTAACAGTAGGATTACCTATAGGAAAATAACTAATATTATAATCCTTACTAAGATACTTAATAATATTAATAGACGCTATGCCATAACCAGTTAAGTTCAAAGGAGCAGAAATATTGATTTTTTTCATTTAAACACCAAAGACAGGATTTTGATTGGAATGTATTTTATTGACTCTACAAAATTGACTACACTTAGACATGTACTTGATAGAATCTGCCCCAATATAACAACAACAAGATCTAATGCCTCCTAATAATTCTTGGATAATTTTTTCTATATTTCCTTTATATGGCACTACAATTTTAGTGCCTTCAGAAGCCCTATAGTTTTTCTTATCTTCTTCATACATATCTTGTGAATAGTGAGTGCTCATACCATAATAGGTAAATTTAATTTTACGTTTTGAAGTAGGATATCCTGGATCAATTGGTTGCCAAAACTGATATTCATCAGGTTTTCCTGCTAAATATTCATATTCCCATTCTCCATCACAAGGATCTGATCCAGCAAAATATCCACCCAGCATCACAAAATCGCTTCCAGCACATAATGCTTTACAAACGTCTCCTGTGGTTTTGTGACCACCATCAGAACAAATAAGTCCTAGTTTTTTCGGGCCTGACTGTAGACCATGAGCTATATATGCATTATCTAAACAACAAGATAATTGCGGTATACCACAACCAGTAACAAATCTTGTACTACAAGCACTTCCTCCGCCGATCCCTGTCTTGGCGATATCTACGCCTCCATATATTAATAGTTCTTGCGTAGAAGAAGTATTAGTCACATTACCAGCAATTATAATAGATTCTGGGAAATTGTCTCTTACTTTTTTACAGTACTGAACAAAAGCATCCATATGCCCATTAGGAACATCAATGCATATGTTGGGTTGTATTTTAGTTTTTTGCTTAAAATCTAATAGATGATTAAGATCACTTTTTTTATATCCAATAGAAACAAAGGTATAATCTATATTTTGTGGATATTCGCTAAAATAAGATACCAGTTCTTCTACAGTATGGTATTTATGTAAACAGCTGATAAGCTTGTATTTTGCTAGTTCTTTTGCCATATTGAACGAGGAAAAACTCATATTAGAACATATGATAGGAACTCCCGTCCATCTCCTCGGAGAATGATAAAAACTAAAACTTCTTTCAATTTTAATTTCTGATCTGCTTGTTAGAGTAGATCTTTGAGGCACAATTAAGACATCATCGAAATCCAACTTGGTCTCATTAATAATTTTCACAAACAATAATTCCTTTATATTTTAGAGATTAAAAAATTGCCATCTATTATGATGATTAATATTTTCATCATGATTTATATGTAGAATATAATCTTTTAGTTCTTCCCAGCTAGAAAAAAACCATTGGTGAGGCAATGTTCCAAATAGCCAGTCTGGAGTATGCTGTTTACCTTGTTCTATATGAATTAAAATCGGTTTTTTAGAACGATTAGCTGTAAATAGTTCTTCGTATGTCCCTGTTGCATAGTGTTCTAGATTCAGATTAACTATTAAAAAATCACTAATATCAACCATTCTAAGATCAACATTTCTGATAGTTTTCATCATGGACGACAACTCATCATATCTCTGATTATTTTTAAGAGTAGTTTTGATAACGTGTGAACTACTATCTTCTAAGCCTACCGAAGCTGGTTTGCTTATGGGATTAAAAACGGTAATACCTAAATTTTCTAAAAATGGAGTTATATTATCTCTCCAAGTGGCACCCCTATCAACTACTCGATCCATCGCACCAACCAGATATACTCTTTGATTTTTAAGTCTATGCATAAATTATTATTCCGGGAAAAGGAATGTCCATAAGTTTCTAGATGAAGATTGCCTGAAAACAAAACTTCTATTATTGGATCTTGTTCTAACTAAACCATCTATGATACCAAAAATTGACGCCAAGATTATAAATACCATTAATTGATCCATATTTCCTCCAATAGATTAATGATGCCCAATATATTTATTTCTCATCTCATTTACTTCTCTGATCATTTCTTGTAAAGTCTCAGGGTTAGATGATCGACCCGTTGGGTTTTGGTAATACAA